AAAAGAAACCCTGATGCCGCGCGCGAAAACCTAGCTTGAATTGCGCGAAAACTGAGAATTATTACGTTTTTAGTATTTTAAAACCTCTTTCAAATGCTAAAACAGCCCTGTTATTGTTTTAGTAGGTAGGGTCGTGCTCGATTTTACAAATCGCTTGTGATTTTATAATCGAGTTTAGTTCTAGTTGATTATTTCTTACTAATTTAAGCTCCTTCAGCGCCTTGTTGTGTTCTTCACTGAATAATTCATAAGCTTTGTGCGGTATGTTGATTTCTGACTTTATGGCATAGATACTGATGCCCGCTGAAAGTATCATAGAAGCTATTGATATCCAGATAGCCGCCATCGCTTTTCTATTGGCATCTTTTGAGGATTGTCTAGCTTCTTTAAGCTCTACATATTCCAAATACCTAAAGTGATCTTCTGCACTTGCGAATATTTTTACATTGGGCATATTGTATGAAGTGTAGAATGAGGTGTGATTATGGAATAACACAGATTTATGGTGTATCAGCAGAGCTAGTTGCTTTTTCTCAGTTTCATTTAGTTGAACATGCTCACATAGCTCTTGGAAACTGAACTCTGTTTGCTTTGTTGCCCACTCTAGTACTCGTATCATAAGGTTATCATCATTCATTATTATTCCCAGCAGCTCCTTATTTCTAGTTAATGAACTTTAAACGATTGGCGCTTCTTCTCACAATAAAGTTTATAGAATTAATTATCTCAAACCTCCACTTCACTATACGGCAAGTCCGGTGCTTGCCCTGTAATGCGATCATTCTCTATATATGCAGAGCCTTCTTGAACACTATCACCTAGCACACGACTGGTTGTGCCGTCGCTGTGTTCTACGGTGGTCGTGCCATCATTATTAACTGTTAGTACTTTTACTATACTGCGCTGTGTGCCGGAGAGTACCGTGCCGAGTCTGTTTAGTGTGTTAGACATTGCGTACCGCCTGAATTGTTTGATTTACCATAATCGCGCCTTGGTTACTGATACTGGCAGAGATAGCCAGTGAGTCCACGGTTGCTTTGTATAGCTCGTCTTCGAACCTTACACCTAACAGCATGCCTGGTCTGATTGGTGGCAGGTCTTGCTTTAGCTTGGTGCGAATGGTTGCGGTTCGTTTGTTACCACTCCTGGCAAGCTCGCACGTACCACGTTGACGCGCGGCTTGTACGTCGGTAATTAGATTATCCACAATGTCGCGAGCGTAATCAGTTGCGGGTGTGCCTTGGCGCTTGATTTTACACGCTACGCCTTGCTGCTCACCTCTCACAAAAACAACGTTGTGCTCAGGCTGAATGGTGTCTCGTGTATTGTGCTCGAGTATTAGGGCATCATTAAGTATTACATCAGGTGTTGCTTGCTCGGTGCTCCAAGGATTGACTGGCCACTCGGGCACAACTGAGACAGTTTTAGTTGTATCGTTAATGTCCAGAATAGCACCAATGCTACTGGCCACTTTTAGCAGTGCAGCCGCTGGCGTCAATCCTCGATACGAAAACGCCCCCTCAGGAATTGGGTAATCAATCATTTTGTTGTCTAACGTCCAGCCAGTGTTTTCGAGTATGTCGGTCATGATACCTGCGAGTGTCTTATCTACGGTGTTTACGTAATTACGCTCCCGCTGATACGGTGCGGCAAGTTCTGCGAATCGAGAACGTATCGACGCGCTGTAGCTATTATTTGCAAATCGATTGCTTGTACTGGGTTGCTCGCAAATCACCACAAACTCATAGCCATTAATGACTAGCTTTAACTGTTGGCCAATCGCACGCTCCATATCAATTCTGCTGCAAAACTTGATGTTGCCCGTTGCCGCAAACTGGCCACGTTGCCATGTGCAGGTGATGTTGTTGATTAGAATTTTTAAATCATCACTTAGTCGATTACAGCTGATTGATGGTTGCATGATGTAATATCTCTGTATCTGTGGCTCTATGGGGATTTTGGAATCAATAGGGGGAATGTCATCATCGGAGCGAACTGGCCCGCCGGGTAACCCCCAGTAGCAGACTTTTTCATAGGGAGACATTCTGAGTTTAACAACGCCTATCTGTGGGGTGGTATTCAGCGCGTTATCAAATCGCACGATGACCTTACCTTTGCGAGGATGGTTTACTCGGTAGCAAATATATGCTCGTTCACTCGGCCCGTAATAGATGCAAAGTGCGGTTTCATGTTGTGAAGCCTCTCTCCAGACTTGAGTTGTCTCAACGTAATTTGGCAGTCCTTTATTCCAACTAAAGTCACTTTCCATTGTGGTGACTGGCATACTGTTTTTCCAGCGGAGAGGTATTTGCTGCTCAAGTGCAATTTGACTTACTTGCCAAAGCAGCGAAGCCTCATTATGCAGTGCAATCGCATTTGCCCAGCTCATTTGATAAATTGTGTCTAGTGAAAATGCGTTGGTGTATTGCAATGCAACCAGCACGGCATAGTTGTCATTATTTGAGTAAGCTACATCAAAATAGGCCACTACCTCCTTGTCTTCAATCGGTTGAGTCGTGCCACCGCCAAACCTGACAACCAGCGGACTGCTATAGTTATTTGCAGGCGTCGTAAACCTGACCGTTATCATTCAATAGTTCCTGGTAACGCCGCTTGTACTCTATCTATCGTCTCAGCATTAAACTGAGGCGGAGCACCATTTTTTCCATCATCAAATATTGTGACCATTAGCAGTGGGTCAACGGTGTACTGTAGAGGTGTAGTAATAGTGATGACGGGGTTTACGGTCACTGGAGCATGCCAGATAACAGAAAGGTCATATCTATTTTGTATCAGCACACGGGTCGCATTAGGATCTAAATCAAGTTCTAGCAATCCGATATTTTGAACATAGTGAGGCTGTACTTTTTTATATCGGAACATCACCACTGCTCCATGTTGATCCAAACATGGCTACAATTTGCATCTGCCGAATGCAATTGAAAGTACCTATGTCCATCGATGGTCAATTCCTGGGGCCAATATGAGTCTTTGTTTAGTCCACGCATAGTATTAATTAAACCTGGCATATAACCTCTTAATGTAGGTTTAGTCGGGTCAATTAATGCTGGAATATTTTTAGATGCATCATTCATCAAAGGAATAGGAGCTATCCCTAAGATCTCAGCACTATCATCTGCAATATGTATACTGCTTCGCTCAAAAGTAACTCTGGGTGAATAGAGCTCGAAGCTGGTTGAGTTATCAGCGGCAAAAATTTTTACTCCAGTGGTTGATGATGTACTGCCAATATCCCTGACCATAGAACCCAAAGAACTTGCCCAATTACTTGATGTTTCATCACTGCTCGCGGGGCTATGAAAAGCAATAAATTGCCCTGCATCTGCTGCAAGATCTTTTGTGTAATCACCGACAAATAACTCACATTGATAGTAATTTGAGGCTGACACTTTATAACGAGGGTGGTTGTTACTCCCAGTCTCAGATACCCAAGCCAATATCAGATAAAATGCACTTGCTGTACCTATGACAACCCAAGCTTTAGTTTGCGTCGTAGATGAAACAGGATGGTAAAATGACTGTGTAAACCCCGAATGATGTGAGACCTCAGAGTTTATAAATGATTTTGCTGCTTGAAATAGCATGCCACTTGAAGTACTCAACCGCCCCCCCCAATCACCAGCATATGGCCAAAACCGCACCATGCCTCCGCTGCCGCCTTTTGAAGTATCGTTTTGATAAACCACACCATTGGCGTCATCAAATACTTTTGACCAACCAAGCGGTTGCTTAGCACCATAGCCATTCACTAAGCAGGCATCTAGCACGGCTTTTATCTGATTAGCTGTACCATAGGGCTCTGTAATTTGTGGTGCGCCGGCATCATCCCATCGATAAACGGTTACTGGTGTTGGCATTAGTCTTTACTCCCTCTAAATCCAAGCGTGGACTTGTCGTATTTAATTTCTGTGTGACCAGGGCTGACGGAGCGCGTTAGCATGATTGGCTTACTCGCCGTAGTGGTTTCAAATAAGAATGCTTCACCTGGGTTTAGCCCTGAGCCAAATGCTTCTTTACGTAGAATGAAAAATGGTGCGCCTGCGTTAGCGTTAATGGGCGTGCAGTCGCTGGTAATGTCGCCGTTATAAATGGTGCCTACATGCTCGCCCACCACATAAAACGCAGTAGTGCTGGTAAATACAATGGCCCAGCGCTGGGCAATGGTGCCTAGGTTGCTTAGCTCAATTGGGTATTGTGTGGTGTTGATTGCGCTCGATGCCGGAGAGCCAAAATCACCAAAGTTGTTTTGCCAAGCTGAGAGTGTCCGCTCGTCTTTTGTTAGCGCTTGTAAGTCGCCGAGCACATAGGTGCTAGAAACAGTTGCACCAACGTCATATGGTCTTTTCAGTGGCGAGAGTATCTTTAGTGTGTCGTTCTCTATGGCATCCACTAAAACCAGCTCGCTGAGCACTACTGTTATGATGAACGGGCCGGAAAAGTTAGCAATGCCAGGCTTGATTGTGACTTTGCCTGTGGCCTTGTCATAGCTGTAATTGTCATCATTGGCGCTGTAGAGCGATAGCCCATCATTGTCAACAATATCTACCCAGTTGGCATCAACGGTTACTGTTAGCTCTTGGCCATTGCTGAGCGTAGGGTGTTGGGTTCGGTTACGGTCTTGTACGCAAACGAGGTTGAACTCATGGAATATTGGTACGTAGCCGCCTTCCGGTAGTTTACTCCGGTCAATGCCGCCAGGAGGGCTAGGCACATTAATCTCGGTGACTTCGTCATAGTCGTAGCTGATAGAGTCTTGCAGTACATCCACGGTAAATTGCAAATCGACAACGCCAGCGCTACTTACTGAGCCTGATATATTAGTCCCCGTGATATTACCGTTGTCATCACTAGACGCACTGAACTCTACACCTGCTTCTGAGTTTGCGCGGATATAGATACTACTTCTGGAAAACTTGGATGATGGCAAGCTAAATTGTAGTTCACTCAATGTGAGTGGTTTGCGCTGAATTAGCGCGCCAAGTTCTTCAGAAACGGTGCCTTGGTAATCAATGGGTTCAACCTCAATAATAACGCCAGTATCATAATCAATGCGAGCAATAATATAGCCAGCATGAATAAATCGACCAGTGCCATCATCGGTGATCACATCATTTGAGCCTTGTTTCTTTAACTTTACTGTTTTCGGTATGACCGTCTCCGTACTGCCTAAGTTTAGGTTTGGTCCATCGCTAAACGAATGAAAGCGAAAATCTTCATTGGATAGATAGTAAATCCAAAGGTATTCGCCTTCGAATACTCGGTGAGTAGGAGGCAAACTACCAGAGACCGTGATACCAGATAACGTTGAGGTGTAATTGGTGTAGAGTATTTTTTCATAGGTGTAGTCACCGTAGCCAAGTTCTCTCCAATATCGGTATTGTACATAGCGATTGCCACTGTAATTTTGCAGAATGTCCGGAATATCAACGTTGTACTCTGTAAGGTTGCCAAAGCTTTCTATCTTCTTGTATTTATATAGAGCTCCTTCGTTGGTTGGCTTTAACCCTTGTTTGGTTTCAATGCGTTTCACGGTTGGCGCGAGAGAGCGCTGTACTGATTTTAGCTTTAGTGTGAGATCTCCTTGCTGGTATGGCGCAACTAGATTGCTGAGGCCGTGGTACTTCGTTGTGCTGGCCGTCATTAGCTCTAGCATGTCTTCAAGTAATGAGTCATCGCGCAAGTCTGGAGACTCAACCAGTAACGTATGGACTAGCGGATCATCTGGCTGGTCGGCCATAAATACATGTGCATCCGAGAGCTTTGTCGCATCATCCGTTGCCACGGCGGGGTAAAGCTTAACTAGGTCAAACGCGCTTCGGGCATGATCAACGTCACTAATTGAGCTAAACACGTCGTTCAGCTTGCCACTTGTAATGGCATTATTGGTTCGATGGCCTCCGGCATTGGGTGTATTACCCAAACGCTCAGGCTTAAATATCTTTAAATGACTTCTTAGCATTTTTATACCACTTTTAATCTAAGCGTTATGTTTTCAAAAAAATCAGGTGCGGCATCCGAGTAATAACTGACGGCACTGCCTGTACAGGGCTTTTGACTGTGATCCCAAACCACGGTGTATACCGTGCCTCGTATCGATATATCAAACGCGGTTAGCGTGGTTCGGCTATGGTCAAATAGTGCAATGTAGGCACTCGCAGTCTCCAGCACACTCTCAATTGTGATAGGCCGACCAGGTAACAGCGTTTTTTCAATATGTGAGGCTCCGTTTAATGCAAGCTCTGTTTGCTCAGCAACGGCTTGATAGTCGTGCTCATCTGTCCACACTGCGTGTGGTAGTTCTATGGCGTTAATTACTATCATTGGGCGTTACTCAATTGTTCAAGCTCTTCTAAAAGTTGATCACGGATAGTGGTGTATAATTCGGCGGTGTTACCACTGGGTAATTTGAGTTCCAGCACAATGCGTTTACCGGATTGCTGGCCTGTCAGTAGCGTTAGCAATTTATCGAGTTTGCCATTAACAGCATCACTCAGCGGCGAGCTATTGTTTGGCCTAGTCGGCACGGGGCTTGGGCTGTAGTACTGAACGTTTTCACGCGGTGTGATTGTGTTTGAACGCGTTGGGCTACGGCTGACACTTGCCACTGTCTTTAATGACTCGCGTTGCCTATTGATTAAATCTCGCAGTGCGCGTTTCTGTTCGCCATCGATGTAAACCAACTGCTTAAATATCCGGTCATATATTTTGGATAGCTCATCCGTGTTTGATGCGGAGTTAATCGCACGTTCAAAATTCTCATATTGACTCTGCTTCATTTTTTCGCGGCGTCTACGCTCTCGCTCGGCGATGACTTCAGCACTTTCAAATCGATAGGCAGCACCTCTACCTGTTTCATACTTATCTTGGTAATCAACAATTTGCTCAACCGTTGGGCGGTTACGGTTTTTATAATTGCTCATGCTGGTTGCAGCACGATCAGCACTTTGGCTGACTTTCTCCAGCTCTTCTTTTTGTTGACGCAGGCTTTTTAGAGACAGTTCATTGGCCTTTGTTGCATCTTCAGTTGCGCGGGTTCCTCGCTTGGTTGCATTCGTTGCCGCATCCTGGGCGTTCTTAAAGTCGCCGAGCAAGTTATTTACCACAGACAAGATTTGGCTAACTCGGTCTTTTTTGTGTTGGTAGTCTTCAGCTGACAACGCACCAGCTTGGTACTGTTGATTAACTTGAGCAAGCTCTTGCTCAAGCTTGCGCTGCTCAAGACTTAACTGCTGCAAGCTTTTGGTTTCTAGTTCTCGTACGCGAGCCAAGTCGGCTTCTTGCTCTACCACCAACCCTGTTTGATGATTAAGGGCAGCTTGCGCCTTTCGCTTTTGCTCAGCTGAGGCTGTTGAGCTGTCTAGGATTTTTTTATTGTTTTCCATTGCAGCTTTGGTTTTATCCAAAGCCGTAGCAAAACGGTTTACTGCATCGCTATTAATGTCTGTGGCAGGCTTGAGCTTGTTAGCAGCATTAACCAGTTTATCCAGCTCTGCGGTTAGCCCCAGTGCGGCCGCGGCCGCTTGAACGGACGCCGGCACAGTTTGGTCTGTAGCACTGGCGGCTTCAATGGCTGCATTTGCCCACTTCAAAAAGGCTTGTTGCTGCATCGCAATTGGCTCATTGCTTTGCTGTATTAGCTCAAACGCACCTTGCAGCTTTGTGGCTGTCTTAGTTAGTGCATCAGCACTGGTTATACCCAGCTCTTTATAGGCTTTGCTTACATCATTGGTCAGATATGCTTGGCGCTCTAGCGATTCACTGTGTGCTGTAAACTTCACTTCTAATGAGTCCAGTAACACTAGCTGTTGGTTATACTCTTCTCCAGCACCAGCAAGTGCTGTACGTGCAGACTCAATGGATTGGATAAAACCATCAACACCAGCGCGCACACCATTTAGGTTTTGCGCTTGTTGCTCTAATGTTTCTATCACACGCAGTGCTTCAGGTACGGTGAGCCTAAGTAATTCTTGGCGCTTACGCTCTTCTTCAGCGGCAATGCGTGTGGCCTCGGCGAGTGCTTCGGCTTTACGTGCTGCGTTTTCGTATGCTCCGGTGGTTTCGTTCATCACCAACGTGCCAGCAGCCACGGCGGCTTCCACTTCTTCTAAACTGGTAACTAAAATACCAGTGGTTGAGCTTATTAACTCAAGCTCGCCTTTCAGTTTGGCGGCCTGTAGCTCAGCATTGCGTTGACTCTCCGCAACGCCTGCTTCAGCAACTTTTAAATTTTGATACTCACCAACCAGGTTAATAACCTCATTGGTTAACGCCAAATACATACCACCCCGAGCAACAAACCCTAGCGCACTGCGCCAGCGATTGGCTGCAATGGTGGCCGTGTTGGTAGCGGCTGTGGCTGCGGTTACAGCTGCACTGTAAGTGGTAAATGCTTGGGTGGCACTCACTGCACCTGCGACAACATTACTAAAATAAGAGCCGACTTTAAGCGCCAGCCACGCTTTGGCCACAAAGGCAATTTCTTCGCGGTATTCATATAAGGTGCTTATGGTGTCTTTGATGGCTGTGCCAGTTGCCACGATCGTGTCGCTGATTGACTGTGCCCATTCTTGCAATCGGCCATCGGCTGCCATGGCACCGAACTCGTTGTTGAGTTCGGTGAGTTGGCCTTTAAGCCAGTCCATCGCACCAGACTGCGCAATCATGTTATAAAACTGCTCGAGGTTGTCTTTAGCGTTAGATACTTGACCACTGAACAGCGCCATTTGTGCGGCGGCGCTGCCAGCACTGGCTCGGCCCATTTCATCAATTAGCTGCTTAATAACATCACGACCCAGTTTTCCGGCGCTAGATAGCTTTTGCAGTTCTTCAACGTTTTTGCCGGTTACGTCTTGCAGCATATCCCACACTGGCACACCGCGCTCAACCAGCTGCAAAATCTCTTCACCTTGCAGCTTTTGTTTGGCCCAAGCTTGGCCAAGTGCGAGGCTTATCCCTTCAACCTCTTGAAACCCTCCACCTAGCTTCAAGGCACTATCTGTGATGGATTGTAGTGTGCCATCCATTGGGTCGAGGCCGAATGCCTTGAGCTTCACAAATGCCTGGCTAACTTCACCCATTTGTAGTGGCGTATTTTTAGTAAATTCAGTTATCCAGGCGCTGGCCTTTTCACCTTGGGCAATGCTGCCCATGAGACCATTCATTTGCACCTGGAGCTTTTCAAATTTATCGCCAGTCTCGAAGACTGAGCGAACGGCTTGGCCAACTTGGTCTAACCCAAAGTAGGCAGCAGCAACAGCGGCGATTTGGCTTGCGACGTTACCAAGACTTGCTGCATGGGCCTTTTGGGCAGCAGAGCCTTGCTTTAGATCTTGTGTAAACCCATCAACAGACTTACCAGCTTTAGTAAAGCCTGCGGCTAAATTACGCTTTGCAACGGTAAGGTCTTTAGTATCAATGCCTGAGCGTTTTAGCTCAGCTTGCAGAGAGTTGTGCTTGGTAATTTGCTGCGTCAGCTCAGCCCGCATTTGTTGTAAGTCGCGCTCTGCAAGGTCAATGCCTCGGGCAAGCTCTACAAATGGTTTGGTGGTGTCTTGTGCTTGTTTTTGTAATTGGTCTAGCGCATGGGCCGCAGCAGCCGTGGCAATTTCTTGTTCTTCAAGCTCTCGCTTGGAACGCTCAAAAGCGTGGATAAGTTCCTGCTGGTTGCCTAGCTCATCAATCACATCGGCGAGTACGCCTGCTTTTTGGCTGGCGTTCGTTGTAGCAGTGCCAACCTGGTTTAAGTCGCTGCTCAGTGCTTGCGTATTACTCGCAGTGGTTTTCGCTTTATTTGTGACGTCTCTAAGGGACTCACCAAGCTTGGCGCTTGCAGTGGTTGATGATGTTAAGTCATCGGCAAGCTCAGTTGATTGCTTACTCGTTTGCTTTGCAGCTTGAGCCGTCTCATCTAAATTATGACCGAGTTGGTCTGTGGCAGGTGCAGCATCATCAGCGCTTTGCTCAATGTTTCTTAGCTCAGCAACTAACTGTTCAAGGTTTTGCTTGCCAGTGGCTTCGGCCACTATTCGTAATGCGAGCTGGAGTGTTTTATCTGCCATGCCATTTACTCAGTTTGAAAAGAGGTTTGAAATAGTAAAAAGGGGCCGAGGCCCCAACGGGAACTAAGCGTCTAATTCGGTATAGGTGAATGGGGTTGCTTTACCTGCTGGCAGCTTGGCAGTACCCGCTAGGCCGCCACTCACAAACTCACTGGCTGCAAAATCAATTTCTTTATCTGGCATCAGTGACACGTCGTATACTTCCAGCTCAATGGCTTTACCGTTGGCAAGGTTGGTTCCCTCACCAAAAATACGTGCTCGAACTTGTGATTCAATACCACCTTGGATGGTTTTACCGCTTCGCGCATTGTGTTGATAGCTCACGGTAATGCTGCCACCTGCATCTACTTCGCCGCCTTTGACAGAGCGGATCAAACCCAATGCATAGTTGATCTCAAAATCAGTCCCTAGCGTGAGTGAGGTAGTTGCCTGCTTAACTGTAAGACCTTCAGCGGCTAGGTTCTTATGACCAAGCTCTAGCCAGCCCTGATTGGCGGGCAAGGTTTTTGCTGCATCTGTTACCGTGCCGCTGGCTTCGTTTAGATCAACCACTTTACCCATCAGCGCCATTGCCAATAACTCAGAGGGTTGGTCGTCAAACTCGCACGAAACTTCAGCAGGCTTGGCAATCTTGACGTCATCTAATGCTTGGCCATAAGACTCTTTTTTACGAGATGCACGAGTCTTGGCCTCAGCTTCGGTTTTGATGCTGAGCTTGGTCATATTGATAGGGCCAAAAATACCGAGGCTTTGGCCTTGTGGGTTTAATCGGTCAATAAAGAAATTGCCCGCTACTAGTAAGCCACTCATGTAAGTGCTCCTTTAAACTTCATTTGACAGGTAAAGGCCAGCGGGTAAAACGCATGGCCGCTTGTGTATCTTGGTTTGATTGGGGTGTTAACGCGCTGCCAAGGGCCTGCGTTGCCAGTCATCTTTCCGGCAATGGCGCGGATAGTGGCGGCAATGTTTTTGCCAGCGGTTTTGCTGGCTTTGCGCTCAGCTAAGATGACAAGCCAAGTTTGCGTTAACAGGGTATTAGCTCCAGCGTACGCGCTCTCCTTTAATTGCTCACCGTAGTAGAGATAAAACAAGCTCGGGGTATGATTGGTTTTGTCTATCTCTGCTAGGTCATCGAGCGCCTTAACGTGGCGTATGCCAGGCACAGTCTTTAGGGCCGTTTCTAGCAGTTGGCCCGCTGCTAAAAAGTCATCTTTAATTTCAAACATCAGATGAACCCCTTGGCTTTACTGCGAGCAAATACGCTGCCTGCTGATTCCATCACGGCGGTGTCGTTGGTGGTTGCCTTGTCACCTTGGCTATCAATACCCAGCGCCACCTTGCCTTGATTCACTGCTTGTAAAAACTTTAGCGCGTCCGTATAGCGGGTTTGTATGTGCTCTGGCGCGTTATCACCACTTAAAAAGTACCGCGCCACATCACAACACACACGCACAAGCGCTGTAGGTACTGTACTTAACGGTAAGGTGTAACGGCCAGATAAGTAGGCGTTAATCTCAGCTGTTGCATCTTCCAACGCTTGAGTGAGTACAGCCATATCCACTTCACCTGGTGTGCTGTGTTCACGCTCAGTAAGCAGCACCAAGTCTTGGTGATTAAAGCGAGCTTGCATGTCTTCAGCGGCAGCGTAGGTCATGGCTTATTGCTCCACGTTCTTTAGGGCAGATTGGTAAATCTGCCATGCAGCATCACGCTGAGCAGCGGTTGGCTTTATTTCACCAGTGACTATCTCACCATTTTCATCATCACTGATTGAGATGGTTAGCTGCTCGGCCGAAGGTTTTTTAGTGAACTGCTCAATGGCCATTACACCAATGAATGGGTGCAGATCTGGATCAACACCTGCAAGGTCAATTTCAACGCCCTCTACACTGGTACAAATACTTCCTGGCTCCACGTTTGGTGTCGTTGTTGTATCTTCACTCGCTTGAGCAATGCGCGACACCGCAAGGCGTGGATCTGCTTCCAAATTCTCCAGTTGTTCAATAGAGATTTTTTCTGCGGGGATGGTGTTTTCACCACTTTGCAAAGTGATCCTCGCTCGCCTATAGCCCGTAGGCTGTGAGTTATGGATCTTGATAAAAGCCAAACCAATGGCGCTAGCAATCTGAGTCTTTTCCATTTCATAGGTTCTCTCTAGAAGCTCTGGTGTGTAACTCACCAGAGCGATTAACTTACGGGTGGATTACGCGTCTAAGTAGTCCGCTACGCAGAGCTTCAAGCGACCTTTGAGTTCATTAGATGTGTTGTTTTCGATTTCGCGCTCAAGCAGTTTGGTTGCGACATCTTCAAGCTCTGGTGGCACAACCAATTTAGTCGGGCGAATACCAAGCTTGCGACCACCGTCAGCTTTGAAAGCACGCATCCGTTTAATTGCGTCCCACATGTTGTCGGCATTCAGTGCGCGTTTGTTTGCAAAGGCCAACTGCCAGAAACTAAAGCCTGCGGCATCACGACAATCTACGCCGTAACGGAATAGCTTTTTGGTGAACACGGCTTCGTCATCAATTTTGGTCATACTGACAAAAACGGGCTTCTTACGTTCTTGGAATATGATTGGCTTAATGACTTTCGAGCCATCAATCACATACCAGATTGGCCCTGTATAAGTGCCGTCTTCAGCCATGTTGGCAACGCTTTCAACTGCGCCAGTACCATCTGCTTTTTCGTAAACAGGGTGGTCAGTATCAAAATAGTTTTGGCCGTCATAGCAAAGCGTGGTAAAGCCTGCTCTAAGCAGCGGCCAGCACACTTCATCCGGGTGAATGCCCGCTGAGCGTCCCATTTCTTGCATAAGTGGCGCATATACGCCTAGCTCATCATCTTCAATGTCGTTACGGTCAACACTAACTGAGCCTTCAAAATCTTCATTCACAATCGTGTAGCCGTGGGCTTTCATGGATTCAAGCTGACGCTCTCCAACCCACTTTTTAAGTGAAGGGAACTTACCAAGCCACCCGTAAGTGTTGCTTTTGGTTTTGGACTGGATCACCGTCGCAATTTCTGTGAATTGTGGTTCGGCTTCACCTAATCCATCTTGGAAATTCTTTTTAAAGCCCGTTTGCAGGCTAGTTATCAGTGCGGGTGTAATAATCGCCATTACTGGTCTTCCTCTTTCAGTGCTGCGTAATCTTTGTGGCTAATACCCAGTTGGTCAGCCGCGTATTTATCCTCGGCAGACAAAGCGGCAACGCCTGTTTTGTCCTGCGATGGTGTTGGCGTTGGTTTGGATTGCTGAGCGTTTAGCGCTGCAATAGGTTGTCGGCTATCTAACACCGCATTGAGGGCGGCAAGACCATTTTGCTCACCAAGCTGTTTGAGGTAATCAATCTCGGCGGCAATCACGCGGCCATCGGCCTTGGCTTTATCAATAGCGGTTTCAATAGTCACGCCTTGGTGCTGGCTATTGAGTGCGGCCAGTTCGCCACGTAGTGCATTGTGTACATCAACTGGCACAAACTTGGTTAAGTCCACTGTAGTGTTCGACGTGGCTTGTTGAATTTGTGTGTTCAATGCAGCAATTTGCTTGTCTTTACCTTCTGCGCCATCGGCCTTGCTTTTCAGCTCGGTAATGGCCGCTTTGCCTTTTGAGATGTGCTCGCTGGTAACATCACCGTCTACGGTAATGCCAAGCGCAGCGAGGAGTTGCTGGGCTTCGTTCATTGGGTTGGTTCCTGTGTTGTTTAATAGGTACTGGGAGTTCAAAACTGCCACTTCATCAAGCCCTGTTAAGGCAGGGTCATTGGTTAAAGCAACATGGAGTAGCACAAGGGGGCGACCTGTTTGCTTGTCGTAAAGAAAAACAGGGCTGACATAACGGTATTCTTTCGCGGTTAACGCGGCATACGCATTTTTAGTCCATTCAACGCTTCTGGCATAAACGCCTTCACCAGGAACATATTCCAGCGCATCAGGCTTAAACCAGCCTGACGCGGGTGCGGGCTGACCATTTTTTTCCTTGTGCAAAGTTTGGTGGTCGTAATCAAACAAAAAGTCTTTAGTTCGGGTAGTTGCAGCAAGCAAGAGTGAGTCAAATGCAGTGGCATCCATTAGCCACTTACGGCTAGGTACATCAAAGGGGCGGCCGTCGGCGCTTTGAAACTCCCCATCAGGGATAATCAATACGCGCTCACTGACACCTTGCTCATTAGGCAAAGTAGCTAAATTACATATGGCTAAGCCAATATTTTGTGTTGTGGTGTTTGGCATACTCTGACACTAAAACGTTTGTCTTGGTGCCAGTATGTGGAATTGGGTTGGACGTGTATTTTAAACTGGATTAAAAAATTAGTGTTCTGAAGGCTTATCGGTTCCAGGTTTAGTAAAAGACTCTGTAAGTTCTTTATTGTCTTGGTATCCAGAGTTGATATCACTTCTAAACTTTGAACGTGCTTCATCAGTCATTGTTTTCAACTCTTTCATATCTTCATTATCTATCTCCATGATAATATCAAGAGTCTGTGCATAATCGTCTTGATAGCACTCGCGTTTGGCTTCAGAAATATTAGGGTTATTCATCGCCTTTTCGAGAGAGTTTAACCGTGAAGTTGCCTTCCGCTTATACCAAAACTTGAAGATACTTAAAGAACCATAGCTACCTGCTAGTTTGAAGATATGTGCAATCAGTAGAGTAAAGGCTGGTATCATAGTTGTAGCTGCTAACTTGAGTTGCTCTGCTTGCAGCTCACCTGCAAGAACTAACAAGCCCCCCCCAATAACGGATGCGCAGGTATTAGAAATAGCGGAGACTTTTTTTGTCATTGCATTTTCTCCCGCTTCTCCATTTTTTTGTAAAGCTCTGTTAGCTCTTCGAAAGAAGTGTCATTGTTTACTCTGACTTTCCTTGTTACTAAAACACCATTTTCCATTTCTTTATAGGTAACTATCATACCGAAGAATTTGCAAAGGGTTATGTAAACAACAGTCTTTCCTCCCCAATAAAAAAGAGGCATCAACGCGATAATAAGTACTATTAGAACAATTTTTTCTGTCACTTTGCCTCCTTAATTAATTTGAGTGTAGGGGTAACAAGCGAAATATTAAATGTATACTTTTTCTATGTGCCAGTCCTTTTCGGTACGGCTGTTATTCTTATATTTGGCAATCAATTTTACACGGTATGCATCATCAAATATAGCTTCACCTGCGCCACTTCGCACATGCTTAATAAAGCTATCATCTTGAATATTTACGCGCAGATCTTGGTCATCGTGATTTATTCGCCAGCCATGAGACTTATCTTTGTGAACGGTTAGAAAAGTAATGCGAGCGTTGTCATAAACTTCATCTTCCATCACCTTTTCTTTGACTGGCTCTCTTTGCGCTCTAAAGCTTGCGGCTTCTTCTTTTTCAATTTCAACAAGCACCTCACGATTCTCTGTTTTATTATCGTCAGTCTTTACAATTTCAAATACATCAATACCCGCTCTATTCAAAGGCTGTTGCACTAGTTTCTTGAAAGCGGTTCTAATAGATGGTGATGCGATAGCATCTTTTAAATAACTCTCAACGACTAGCGAATCCCCATCTTTCTTCTTTAAAATACACTCACCACGGGTCTTACGTGCGATTTTCTCAATTGGTTCTCCACCTAACCACTTTAAAGCCCCGACGAGTCCTCCACCTGCTAGTGCTCCACTAAAACCTATAGCAGCTAATGTACTAATTTCGGCATGCTCAACAACATTCAAAATAAATTCGAAAGAGCCTTCTTCAAAACCACCTTGTACTTTAATCTCTAGGTCATCATTGGAACCATTAATATGTTCGTGAACCTCTGTTATTAAGCTCTCAAGTCCAGCTAAAGAATCAGCTAAAAGCTTGAGATCCATTGAGTGGTCATTTAAAGCTTCACCATCAAAGCGCAGTACAATACTTTCCATAATTAAATTCTTATAAGTTGTCTGTTGATACGTTGGTATAGGCGGGCAGGTACAGAACGAAGCGCAATGTACCATCCGTATACATTTAATCCAGACTTTAACGGACTATTAATAAAAAGTCTCGGGATATTTGATAGCATTCCTGCTTTAGAAACGTTTCGAAACGCCTTTAACGGCCATATTGCACTACACAACACCCAACGCTAGCACTTGAACATGTAAAAACGCCTCAGAGGGCTTCTGAGGCGTTTTTTAGTTTTCGGTAAAATAGTTGCTGATAGTGTCCAAAATATTGGTTTCTTCATTGAGGCTTATTCCTAAATACTCACGCTGTGGAATGGCAGCTGGGCCAGGAGCCATTTCTGGCAATCCTCCAAGGTTTTGTATGGCGGCATACGGTTTGTTACTACTAATCTGCGCCCAAAACGCACCGCTGTCTGCGGCAATGCTTGATGCTAAGCCTCCAGCACTTACCTGTAACATTTGCCCGCCAACACGTTTGGGGTTTTGTTTTAGGTAGTTTTCACTAAGCGCTGGCCATGCCTCGCCTGTTACTGGGCTACGCTCTTCAGCAAAGGCGTCTTCCGTTACGCCTTCCATGATGGCGGCTATCTCATTCATCGGGTCGCTCAGGTCATCAAAGCGCTGTGCTATTTGTTCAAGCGCCTTAGTTGCATCACCGCTTGTAAGTATCTCAATTCTAGTGGTCATATTGTAATCACCGAGCTGTTAGGTAATAATTGTTTGTGGTGGTAGTGTTTCCAATGGGTAACGGTTATATGCGCTGCATATATGATATGAGTTCGAGTCTCATCCTACCGCCACAATTCGTATACTCCGCCTTTAATGCCGCTTTCGATGGCAGGGCTTGCTACTTTAAATAAGTTAATAATCGTATCGCTGTTACTATCGAATCGCACAACAACCTTTATGGCTTGCTCACCTTGGCTTATTACGTACAGTACTTCACTTCGCTCAGGTTCCCACAATACGCTCGCGCCGCTCTGGTTAATCCATTTGCTTAGGTTGATATACTCGTTTAGCTCAAGTGCTTGGCCACTGGCTTTGTGTTTTTCACTATGGGCATGAGCAAGCACACGCTCAGACAATACCAGCGTTCTACTCGCATCAATGCCCTTATCTTTAAGCTTTTGGCTAATGTCATCATTGAGAAATGACACCACCGTTTTATGTTGCGGCCTTGGGCCAAATGCTCTAAGCCCAGCCGTATCGCCAGCAAGTTTTGCTGCTTGATACTGCTCTATACGCTCAACACTTTTACGCGTCCACAGCTCAAAAGCCTTGGCCCGTTCATCACTATTGTTGAGCGCCTGAATGGTTTCAGCACGTAGCTGTGTGCTTTCCACTTTGCCTAGCTTAACTGCCACAGCCACGTCAGTGCCAAAGGCCGATTGACCAGGCGAATAGGCCCAGCCCACATCTGGCGTCATTACATCGCCACTGGGTAACTTAACTCGTGCATGCTCAGTGGTTTTAACTTCGCCAGATTCGCGGCTCACAATCTCTGCATCAAAGTGTTGTACATAGCCGCTGCCATCCTCCACGGTTAACCCACGCGCTTTTACTTGTGCCTCGGTGAGCGCACGAACTCGACAGCGGCAACCCCAGCCATTGGGCGGGAATATGGTTTGCCAAATGGGGTCATCAAACCTAAACACCTTGCCATGCAGCAGTTTATGTTCAGGCCGTGTTTGTGCATCATCAATAGCAACATACTGCCAATACGGATGCGTTTTACTGCGAGCCAGCATGCGGCGATAGCGGCCACTCATATAGGCGGTTTGTAGATTGGTGCGGTAAATATTGTTTAAGCGGTAAGGGCTACCCAACTGGATTTCATCGCCTTGCTCATTCTTGGTTTTCCCCCACCAACCAAGCTTTTGCAGCTCGGGCGTTAGCTGATCTCTAAATTGCTTTGCTGTTAAGCCTTCAGCAAGCGCCGTGTCGGTGTACTTGCGTATGGCCTCTAGTACTTCCATGCTCTGCACACGGGCCACAGTAAACGCCTTGGCGTGCGCTGTTGTCAGCACATCGTGCCATTCATCGCTGACGGTGTAGCCCTTAGCTTTAAAGTAAGCCACCGCATCCGCAGGCGGTTTATTAAAAGCAATACTGAGATCAATCATTGATCATGCCCCAAATCTCACTCACAAAAATTAGCTTGGTGAGCATTTCGGTTAGTTGGCCTTGGTCGATTGTGGGATAAAGCTCGGCAAGCTCAATAGCGGCTAACTCTTCGCTTTGGTTAAGTTTGTCCAAAAGTGGTTGCAGTGTTGCTTTGTACTCTTCGCGCATATCGCCACTGGTGATTGCATCAATGGCAGTATCTAGCTCTGTTTGCGTGCTGCGTGTTTGGTATTCCGCATTAAGTGCGGCCACCGCTGTATTTAGCGCGGCATTACTAGACGGTTTGCCAAGTACTGGCTCGTTGTTGGTGGGGATTGGGATTTGTAGCTTTTCGTTAGCCCAATGTATGGGAATTTGTACACCTGTCTCAACGAGCAACTTTAGTGCAGGTGCTAACCTTGCAATATCCTCAGACTCTGTTTTATCAAACTCAAAATGTGGCAACCGACGATTGCCTTGGTAGGATTTTCCATTTAGGGCGTACATGGGATAAATCAAATCACGCGTAATGGTCTGCTCCAGCTGTTTTAAATCACTTAGTGTGATGTCTTGTATCACTTCTAAATGTACGTTACCAAGTGCATTAGTGCTGGTTTTGCCGTCTGCCTGAGTGGTAAGTGTTGCACCGATGATAGCTTTTGATTGTGTTAGCTCGCACCATCGGATCATGCTTTCAAACGGATCGGCTTGGCCGTTTGCGGCGCTTTGAAAATCAATTTCCATTCCACGCGGTATGATCCCGCCAGCGTTATGGCCAATCGCCATCACGGCACGCAGGAGGGTGGCTTTTTCCGCATCGGTTGCACCGCTTGGGTACTTACCAACGCGTACAGGCAAACCGTAGATCTCTAAAAATTCGGCAAGGTCTCTCACGCTAAAGTTTTTAAACAAAAATGGCCAACTGAGCACAGACACTAGCCCTGTACGGTGAACATAACCGCTTTTACTCTTATGAGTATGTAAAGCCCAGCCAAAAGGATTCAACGCTTCGCCTTCGGCTGTATTATCGTTCAGTACGATGCGATTAAAGTCGTTGGGGTGGGTTTTAAATATGTTTTGATCACGATGAGTGCAACCTGTGATCATTTGCTGTTTATCTAAATATTCCCAATGTAGCTCGTTGGCGCTAAAACCTTTTAATATGGCATCAGTCGCATCAAATAAAAAGTCATTAAACCAAGTAGCATCTTCAAGCCACTCGTTAAGCATATCGGTATCACGCTTTTCAGCACTACTCGGATTACGAGGTGGTTTAACTTCCCAATCGTAACCAAGCACAGCGCGGCGACGTTTACCCAGTTCGCAGCTTATGTGGCCGTCTTTGTCCTCGATGTCTTTGGCCAAATCAGCCATCGCAGCCAAATTGCCTTCTTCTGCTTCTTTTAGCAAGCTGGCCAGCTTTGCAGGGGTTAGCCCCTGCGTTGGGTGTTCTGCATATTGCCTAAGCAACATGCCCACTTGGGCATTTTCTTCGGTTTGATTTTGATCTAGTTTATTAACTGATAGCGGATCGCCATTAATGTCTACTAGCATAGTTTTACTCGCAAAATAGGTTTGATTGATACCACGTATACATCGAGGTCAAGGGTGTAGCGCTCTGCGGCTTCATAGCTGGGGGCTTCAATATCGATAAAGTCGCTATCGATGGTAAAGATGTATTCGAACTTGATACGCCAGCGCATTACCAGCACCCCGCACCTTGAAAGCTGCCTAGGTCGTCGTAGTTAAAATCGTTGCTGCCGCTCTTGCTTGGTAGCGGGGTGAACTCAATGGGGCAACCGTCCATCCAGCAAGCTCGGTTAGCCATACAAAGCCCAACAGCAAAGTCACCGTGGCGCTTGTCTGTTTTTTTACCGTCATGATCTTTAGTTTTGCCCTTATCAATCTTGGGAATACCGTTTACCACTTTGATGTGGCACATATCATCCAACACATTTTGATGACGTGGGATCTCGATATTGTGATCATCTAGTTCACCTTTTAACTTGGGCATCCACTCGGCATACCAGTTATCGTTAAGGTGTACACATTCAACCAATTCAATACCAAACTCTAAGGCTGCTGCTTCGGCGAGATAGCCACCGTTGCCCGTGGCATCAAAAGCAGCACCGCGTAGCCGTGGTAGTTGGCGCAATATAAAAAACACCACTTGGCGCTGCACTTCGTAAGGGGCGTTTTTAATTTCAATTACAAAAGGTACGCGCTTGTGTAAGTCAGCACGTATGCGAAGTGGTACTAATGATGTTAAATCTCCCGAGCGTGCAAAATCCTCACCGAAGGCATGTTGTTCGTCAGGGTTGAGCTTATCCAGTAATGGCTGGATCACGTCTTTACAAAACTGTTCTGTTTCTTTGTAGCGCTGTTCAGTAGTCCATGTCATCCACTCATCTGTACAAGTCAAACGATGAATTGGGATCGATTTGTCCCTTACCATTGCCTCTTCAATCACAATGCGCTTGAGGTAGTTACCACCACTGCGCTTTGGTACACAAAAATATTCTTCGTCGGCACTCTCTTTATTGGGCGACTCATCAATCCTAGCCTGTCGCCACTCGGCTTCGGCTTCAGGCGACCACTCCCAACCCTTAACAAAGCATATGCGTTTGTATAGCCCATCGTTTAATGCATCATCTAGGGTGATCCGGTGGACCGAATAAGGCTTTTTACCTTCCCGGGCATCTTTAATGTATTCATTGAATAGGTTATCTACACCGTTATGAGTAGAGATGATCCGTACGCGGCTGCCCCACATACGCAAAGCCATTGCAGCCTGAAGCAGTGCATCTAAAGATTCATGGAACGCGGCCTCATCTATAACCACATCACCTTGTAACCCCCGCAGGTTTGAGGGGCGGCTTGATAACGCTTGAATTTTAAATCCGCTGTTAGGAAAGCGGATCATGTACGTTAGGATCTCTTCTTTCTTTTCACTGTCCCAAAATGTCTGCTCGTATACATCAGCTTTTGCCAACTGGTTAAATGCACGGGCAAACAACGCACAAGCGGCGATGTACTCCAGAGCCATTTCTTGTTTAGAGCCAACGTAAAAAACGTTGCTACCGTGGCGCTTTTTAGGTTTGCTGGCAGTTAACACATTGCGGCCAGCTTCCGCCCACGTTAAACCAGTACGTCGTGACTTTTCAGCAATGCAGACCCCTGACTCGTCCTCAAACCAACGTTGTTGGTAGGGTAAAAACACGGGGGCTTTGTCTGGTATTTCAAAGTCATCAGCATCAGGAACGTCAACACCGTAGAGTTGCATTTCCTCTTTTAGGTCTATTTTGGTGGGGCGGCTGGTAGCCGTTAATGTAGGCTTTTCACTCATTACGCTTTACCTAGCAATATGCCACGGATCTTATCTTCTAGCTCTTCGCTCATGCCGTCCTCACCGCGTAGTTCATCTCCCACGGCATTAGCCGCTTCTTCAGCGAATGCTTTGCGGATGTCTTTTTCACGTTGGTGAGCCTTCATAGCTGTAGCTTCTAAACGTTGAGCGGCCAGCATGGCGTCTTTAATCATGCCAATATCAACGTCGTCATCGTCGTCTGGGTTGAGCATTTGCTTTTGCATGGCGGTAAACAGTTGAGAGCGGCCCATCTCTAAGATCATTTTGGTGGTGTCGCCCGTAGGTTTATCACCCAGCTCCGCAGTGAGTGCTTTGGTTGTTTCGCGCAGCTCCCTTAAGCGTTTGCCTATGGCCTCTGTCTTTTGGGCATGGCGACTGAGGCCAGAGCGCGAAATCGTTGCTTCTTCGTCTAGACCTGCATCGAGAATTAGCTGATTTACAGCAACCAAAATATCAGCTTGTGAATTGCCACTATCGCGTAGCATTTCGTCTAGCTTCTTCTTGATGTCTTCTGGCAACGCGTCAATCTTACTGGGCTTGCCTCTGCGTACAGCATCACTCATAGCTATAAACTCCGAGGTGCTGGGCGTTTAATGCCTGGTACTGTGCTCGTGCCGTCAGCTACATCAATGCCAGCGCTCGTAATGCGTGCAACCCATGTATTCTCGCTGAGCTTTTCGTTTTTAACGTAGCCGTTTTGTTCCAACCAATTCAGCAGGGTTTTAAGCTGATCGAGGCTACAGCCGAGGCCATAGCGCTTCAGCACATCTCGCAACATGCTAGTGTTTGCGCCATAGTCCGCAGACTCTTTAAGCGCAATCAAAATACTGATCCGTTGATGTTCAGCTTGTACTTCATGCATCGCCATGATTTTTTCCTATTGGTAATGGGTGATAAAAAGCAATAACCGACGGAACAACTTCGCTGAGCGGTTCGCCACAGTTCTCGCAGCTGAAAAGTGAATAGGTTTCGGCATTCGGGGTGTTTAGGTCTTCGGCATTTATCACTTGGAAACCTTCATGTTTGAAAGCGAGGTTTTTCAAGTCGCTTTCCGTAAACACAACTACCTTTGCTCCACAGGGGCACTGGTCATTAACTATCGCCATTACGTTTCTCTCTCAGTTCGTTTTCCATCAGCAAATCTGTGAGCCGAGTTACATTACTCAGCCCAGGCTTTACCGATTCAATGTTGGTGTTTAGTCGCTCAATTTTTAGCTCAAGGTCGTGTAAGTCGTCGGTTGTAGGCATTTTTTCAATGCGTCGTTCAAGCTCTCGCACATCATCACTCACCGCACGTTTTACTTCGGCTAGCTGTTCTTGCAGTTCGCTTTTGTGTGCGCCTAATTGCTCGTGTAACTCGGTTTTATGTTTGCTGAGCTGGTTTTGCACGTTTGTTTGCGTGTCGCTCACCTGTTGCTGTGCTGTAGCTTTATAACTATTAAACTCTTTGCGAGACGGGAACCGTACATACAAAAATGCCATGATGAATACACCCATCACACCGAGCGCCCACACAATCACGGTTTGCCATTTTTGAAAAAACTCATACATGGTTAAACTCCATTTACTCGTTGTTTTCGCTCAATCAACGATTGGCAATCAACACAGGTGGTACAGTTGTGAATGGCGGCCTTTCTGGCCTGTGGTATTTCAATGCCGCACTCGATGCATTCATCTAGGTCTACGTCAGCGCCTGCAAATTGTTTGCTGTGCTCAGCTAGTTTGCGGTTCATTGACTCATCAATGAACTTTTGTGCTTTGTCAGCTATGTCCATTGCTTGGGTTCCTTATGTTTTTAATTGCCGAAGCAGCCATGCTTTTTACACCCGGGGCTGCTTTCTCAACGGTGCGCCCAATCACGTAGCCACCAATGCCAAGCTGCAATAGCTCCCATGCCTGTTCGCTGAGCCTAAACGTAAGCAGGCCGAACGAGTCCAGTACAATTAGCACTAGAAAGGTCAACATGGTGATAGGTCGCCAGCAGCGTTGTAATAAGCTCTCGCCTTTGGCTTCAGCAGTAATAATTTGAGATTGCGCAGCCAGCACTTGCCCTTGTAGCTCAACAATTCGGCCCTCAAGAGCCAGCACCTGTGCATGGCGCTGGTTGTCGATTTTTGCAAGTTCATTAGTAAGCTGCTGGCGCTCTTCATCGGATGTAAAAACATCGTCCAATAGTTTGCCAACCACAGTACCTAGTCCCACCCAATCACTCATGGCGCTCTCCAAATTGTTTGGCGAGGCGCTGTCGCACTTGTTGATAGGTGTTGTGGCCGTTTAGTCGGCACTGGATATCTGTCTCACAAACAGACTGCCAGCCACGTTTGAATTTGGACTGCATCGTACCGTCGTAGCTGTGCAGTGGAATTTGGTTGGCATCAAACGGTTCGCCATTTTGCCTCGCGGCAACTTCGGCCTTTAATCGTTTTATGCGGCCTTGCGTGTAGCTCCATTGCCAATTTCTACCCATGATTGACTCCCACGGTGGCAAGCTCGGTGATGTGCTCTAAGCGGTTATACCAACCTTCAAGGTTCGGCTTTTGCGTGGGGTCATTGGTGCAGATCCTTGCGTATTTACGAGCGCGGCGCAGGCTCAAGCCAATAATGAGCTGGTTGGGTAAAATACTTTGGCAAGCCTGGAGAGTCTTAGAGCCAAAGCGGCCATCTGGCTTAGCGCCTACATAACGTTGTACGAGCTGAGTCATGCCAGGCACACCGTGTTGAACAGCGCCATCTAAAAGCATAAGCGCAGAGCCTGTATTCATGTGCTCGCAATACATTGGCCGCCAATAATCACGGTGATACAAGCGAACAGCTTGAGCTAATGTGAGTTCAGCAATATTGAGATTTGGATAAGCGCGTTGACTGATCCCAAACTTAGTTAGTCCGCCTCGGTCTGACGCGACATTGTTGATACCGCCATCTGCACGTAAGCCGCCCTCAAGGTATAGAATGGGAATAATTGAGTCGGCAAACTTTAAAGAAAACGGTGCTAAAGCATCGCGGATCTCTGGCTGTTGCTTAAAGTAGTTAAGATTGGGTAAGGTCATTTGGCATCTCCATCAGGCTGTGCTGATAGAGTGCCAATAGCGTTGGTGAGTGTATTTTAAACTGGATTAAAAAATTACAGCAGCTCTTGCACGCTACTTAAGCCAGTGCCACTGTGATTTAAGAAACAAGAGGAATGCGTTGTGCCGTCATAGGCTCCATAACTGTTTTTTGCTTTAACCTCTAACCTAAGCACTTGTCTTGCTCCACTGCTGTCATGTGTCCATATTTTTCTATAACTAACAAGTTGCACCGAGTCAGGATCTTTCCAAGCACGATTTTCTTTGACGTAGGCGAGGCATTCTTCAACCAATTTGTCAGGCGATGGCCTAGTGCTTGGTGCGTTACTTCTTACTTTTACTTTTTCAGCATTTTTAGCACATGGCCTATCACTATATGTTGTTACACCATCTACGTCGCATTTGTAGACTTCAAACGCAAAGGTAGAACTACTGACGCAAAGAATAAGTGGGATCATCATTAATTTCATAAAACTATCCTTAGTTAGGTTGGCTTTTTAATATAAGCGAAAAACCCGATAAGTAAAAAGGCTTTTAAGTAAACTTGTTAACATAAGGTATCAATAAATCACCTGATATCTGGTGTTTTTTTCGCAACGAATACTGATCCACTTTCAAAGAGCAACGCTAAATTCGGGCGCTCTGTCGCAAATTATTAAAATTATTCCGAAAATAAACACAAAACTGTTTGCCTAACATTTGGCAAATGTTATAGTTGAGTTAATGGATTGAGTAACCAGTAGTAACGTAGCACGGACAGCCACGGCATCCGTTCCCATTTTTAATCTAAGTTAAAGATTATTTCTCAATTTTGCTGCTATGCTGTGTGCTCTATTTCAAAGGAGCAAAACCATGAAAAACCAAAAAAATACACAAAAATCACTATCATCAGCTGACTTAGCAAAGGTTGTGGGTGGCAATGGGAGTGGTAATAACCCGATTGAATACCCAAAAAAGAAAACCGTAGAAAGTAATGCATTCGTCGAGTCAGTGATTGTTTCTAGCGTATTTTAGAAACACAGATTTAACGAGTACTAGGGAGAAGTATAATGCTGGCTGGCTATTCTGAACTACTAAACCAATTAAATAGTTGGTTATGGTTAGTTTCAATATCATTGCCGTTTGTTGTGTTGTTTATGGGTAAGGGTAGCCAGTCATACTTTATTGTCGCTGCTGTTTGGTGTACAGCTCAATTGTTTAATCTTCAATTTGAAGAAAAGCTCTGGGCCATCGCGACTGAGCCTGGAAACCTATTTTATTGGTTTGGTTCTTGGGCCACAATTGATGTTTTGTGTATTGCTTTAATCATCTTTTGCCATAAGTCACTAAAGATAAAGATTGATTTTGAAGCTTTTAGTATTTCAATATGCTTAGCTATGTTAGCTATTCTCCAGATACTAACTTACCTTGATGGAGTAGTATGGCAGACTTATTTGCTAGGAGAAGCTTATACACTGGGAGTCAATACAGGCAACCTCGCCAACAGCTTAATTTTAGCAGTTCCCATCGTTTGTAAAGCCATCGAATCTTTCAATCTTAAAAGGGGGACCACGTAATGTTCGCTGTTTCATACATATGTATATTGTTTGTATTCATTACATACCTTGTGTGCCAGCTTTTTAAATATAAATCAACGCCCGAAGACCGCATTCGGAAGCTTATCGAAAAGCGTGTTCAGCGTGACTTTCAAATTAGGGCACACAACATTTTAGTAAAAAAACCAATGATCGATAAAATGGTAAATAACGATCATAGGTATAATGCATTGCTCGACTGGAAGAAAGAAGTTGAAGGTTATTACAGGGACTATGAAGCACAGGTTGAATTAGAAGTTTCTCAATACAACGTTATCAAATTAAAAATCTAAAGAGAGTTAACCCTCTTTAGATTTTACCGATATTTCAGGCATATCTTTAAAATCCACATCCTCGCCAGCTGCCTTCTTTATCGAATACAAAGCGAAGTTCAATACTGTATTAAAAGGGGTTTCCCTTGATTTGGTAACCCAACCAAGCTCAGCTGTATCAAACAAAAATGAGGTCATACCTTCCAATATCTGAGTTTCAGAATAATTTCCGTGGTTTTTATTACCTGTCAGTACGTACTGGATATCCACTCCAAACTCAGCAAATGCAGCTAGTTGAACCGCTGTAGGTGATGTTGAGCCTTTCTCCCAGTCAACCAAAGTTCGTCTTTTTGCGCCTGCAATTGCGGCAAAACTCTCTTGGTTCATTCCCAATTTTTCACGCTCTTCTTTTAGACGAGTTCCAATCATGTGCAGATATCCGCCATAAATATATTGACATGTGCAGATATCTGCACAATAATCAACTCAACATTTAACCAAACCCTTTTCTAACCGTTCGCCAAAACACTTTAGAAAGGGTTTTATTCAAAAAGGTAGAGTACTATGAATCCAACGGAAATTAAAGACGCCATCGCAGACGAAGGCTACACACTATCAATGGTTGCAGCAGCTTTAGGAGTAAACCTTGCGACTGTTTCAGGTGTAGTTTGTGGCCATTCCCAATCACGTCGCATTGCTGAAGCAATCAGTAAAATTATCAAAAAACCTATCAATGAGGTGTTTCCTGATAAATCCGCCTATACCAATCCCCGAGTATTAAGAGGGGAAGAGCGTAAGCAAGGTATTGCACAACTTCAGCAACTGCTGGCCGCCTCGTAAGGGCGAAGTAACCATCTAATCATTAATTCAGTTACAGACCTTACAGGAGCCACACAATGCAGATAATTAGCCCGTACATAGCACAGTGCTATCAGCGCCAACAAAGCCGTGTTTTGTTGTTGGTACAAGCGATTAACCACCACTCTGCGCTCAATATGCGTATAGCTGCCAAGTTCAACAATAAGTTGGCGCAGTTCTTTAGCGCTCGCGCAGTAAACAGTGGCACAAGGTTTATCGTCAATACACAGCCATTCAAGCAAGTTATTAAACTGGTAAGTAGCAAATTCGGTTTGCATGGTTTGATCTCCCGTTTACGTGATGATCAAATTCTAGCCAGCGAGATCACTCCTTGGGAAGTTCCAAAAATTCTTTCTTTTTGGAATACCCGTAAGCTGACTTCAGCATTGCAAGTTGGAGGGACTTATGACCAAGCCTAAACGCCGTCAGTGGAGCCGTGTAGTCGCTCGCAGCCTGCCTGAGTCCTTACAGCTTTGTAAGGAGCATGGAATGGCGACACGAAACATGAGCGTGCCACGCATCGCTGATAGAACGGGCGTAAGCACCGATATGCTTTATAAATACCTTGGTAATGGCGATATGCCCGCTAGCTTATTAATCCCATATATGGCTGCTACAGGCAGAGAGTACCCACTCCAATATATGGCACACAGCTTGGATAAGTTGGTTGTCGATATGCCTAAAAGCAAAAAGCCTTCAATGCCAACATTGAATCATCTAAATCAATTTGCAAATCAGGTAATTGGTATGGCCATGCAATTGGAAGAAGGTGGTGGAAACCATCAACACGTTGCAGAGCAAATAGTTGTTCTGATGCAAGAATTGGCTTACCAAAAACTCGAAGTCGAACGTCTCGACGATCCCCAGCAGCAGCTTATTTAGGAGCATATTATGACTATCAAAGACCAAGTTGCGCCTAAAAAACACCATAACGAGCAAAGTTCGAGCGTTTGGTTGGGTAAACAAGCAGGTAAAACTGTGCTGCTAATGAGTTTGGAGCAGCTAAAAGCACTGGCACACGGAAAATCACAAGGAGAGAACGCATGACTATTTTGACGCAACCGATTGAACTTGAACATGTAAAAGTGAAGAACACACGCGTATTTATTCAATGCCAGTGCTGCAAGCATAAGGAGCTAGCAAATCAAGGCAATATCACACCGCTAGAGTGGCGTAATGCTGCATTAGTTGTTGGTTGGCGTCATGTGATGACCGAGTACACAGATATAGATGTGGTTTGTCCTAGCTGTGTAGAGGCATTTCATACACCTATTCAACAGCCTAAAAGGGAGGCGGTATGAAAATCTCTAATCATCGCAGTGCCTGTGTATTCAAAGAAGGCCATCAACTAACTGTATGGGTTTGTCCAGACAGTGCGGGGCTTGTCAAAAGTGGTCAATGGGATGCTGAAAAAATGGAAAACAACTCATTGTACCTAACGGCCCCAGCGACCCGTGAAAATTGGTATGAACTACATGCTTATGTACGGAGGCTGTTTAGCCCTGTAACCGTGGAGTGTGGCTAATGAGTAACGAACGATATCTATCCCCCCAAGTGCTGCGAGTACTGGCAGCGGTTGAGTTGATGGCGGGTAAAGAGCTGGATGGTGTTGAGCCAAAGCAGCTGGCCCAGGAGTTAGACACTAGTCCAGCAGATGTAACGCGCATATTGGCAAATTTGGCACATGCGGGATGGGCTGAGCGTCTACCGGGGAATGAAAAGCGCTGGCGCTTACATAAAAAGCCTGTGCAGTTGAGTAACACGGTAGACCACAATATTAAAAACGTACTGCGCAACTTACAGCAAGAGTACAGCAACTACAGTATTTTGAGGTAGTTATGAGCGAGAAAGATATAACACCGACGGTTGAGAAAGCCCTAGTTGAAGGTAAAGACCTACTCGCGTCTAAACAAGAAGTTTTGATGGAGTTGGGTCGTCTACAAGCCTTCACCCATATGAAAAACTATGCGACAGTCGCAGAAATCATCACTTTTAAAAAAATAAGAGAATCTAAAGAATACAAGGGGTTAACTTATCAAAAGGATGGAAAAACTGCGACGGTCGCAACAATTGAAGAATTTTGCCCTGCATTTTTGAATCGCTCGTACCGTTCTTTAAAAGAAGCGGAAGAATATCTGGCGACTTTTGGGGAAGAGTTTTACGAAACGTCAAAGCAAATAGGTATTGGAAATCGTGAGCTACGTGCTTTGCGTCAACTTCCCGAAGATGAACAAGCGCTGGTTATAGAGTCGGAAGCCGTTGAAACAGGCGATAAAGAAGCCGTAAAAGAGCTAATCGACGAACTCAAAGCGAAGCACGCTAAGGAAAAAGAGAAAATCACTCAAGAGCTGGACGCAACCGAGCGCATGCTCAAAGTGTCTCGTGATTCTTCATCCAAAAAAGAAGAGGAAATCATTAAGCTCAAAACCGACCTAGAAAGCAAAAAGTTTAGTGCCGAACGCTGGAAAGGCGAAGCCAAAAGCTTTTTTGAAGCCTTGGCTAAAACCCAAAACCAAGTGCGTGAAGGGTTTAACCAAATGTTGGTACTCAGTGAGCAGCTTGAGACGGTAAAGATTGATGATAAAACCTACGATGCCGCTAAATCCGCGTTTTATGCTGACAGCAAAATTTTACTAACTCAACTCGCGCATGTGTGGAACGAAATACACCGCACCTATGGCGACTTAGACGACGCGCGCCCCAGTGGTGAGTGGCTGGCCGAAATGGGCTTTGAAGGCATGGAGGTGATGGAATGAACGCATTATCTCTAGAGTACTGGGCTGAACAGCTAGACAACGCAGGCCACGGCCAAAAAGGCACAATCCGCGAAAAGGCGTGTGAAACACTGGGCCTAAGCAAAGACGCGCTATATCGCAAACTCAAAAAGCTTGGCTGGCAAAGTGGCAAAGCCAAACGCAGTGATGCAGGCACAACAGCGATGGACGATGAAGCCTTGAATATGCTGGTGGCCATTTTAAACCAAGGGGTACGTGATAATGGTAAGCGGATCATGGATGTTACCACGGCTAAATCAATCTTGGTTGCTAATGGCTATGCCTGCTTAAGTACAAGCCAGATCAGCCGTGTACTAGCTAAACGTAATGCCTCAGTTAGCGCGTTAGATAGAGCAACACCGCATGTTCAAATGCGCAGTTTAGCGCCTAATCATGTACATCAAGTAGACCCTAGTTATTGTTTGCTTTATTACCCGCCAGGTAAAAAAGGCAAAGTGCAGCGCTACGCAAATGACTCTGAGTTTTACGCAAATAAGCCAGAGAACTTAGAGCGCATAAAGCACTTGCGAGTGTGGCGTTATGTATTGGTTGACCACAATAGCGGCATGATCCGCGTGCGTTATTACGAGTCAGCGGGTGAAACGCAAGCCAATATGTTCGACTTTTTAATGTGGTGTTGGAAGCAACACGAAGGCTCGCCATTTATGGGCGTGCCACAAATTCTGTTGTGGGATAAAGGCAGTGCCAACACAGGTAAAGCAATTACCAATGTATTAGATGCACTCAAAGTTAAAAACATACCCCATGAGGCTGGTAACCCCCGCGCTAAAGGGGCTGTGGAAGTGGCAAACAACATTGTTGAAAAGCAATTTGAAAGCCGCATTTTGTTTGAACCGGTTAGCAGTGTTGACGAGCTAAACGAGTCGGTATGGGCATGGCAAGAGGCGTTTAACGCCAACAAAATACCTGGCATGAACTGCAAGCATAGTCGGCACAAACAAGCACGTTCAGATGTATGGCTAACCATATACCAACCACAAAACCGCGACTACCTGCGCATGCTGCCAGATGAGCAAGTTTGCAGACTACTACTGACCAAAACAGGTGAAACACGGAAGGTGAACGGTGATCTGGAGATCACTTATGTTCATCCACGTACCAAACAGCAGCACCGCTATGACGTTGGTGAACTGGAGCATGTACGTAACGGGATCACGGTTTCGGTTAGTCCAATTATTGTGGGTGATACGCCGGATTTATTAGTAGGTGTTACAACCCCCCTTGATGAAGTGGTGTATCACCAAGTTCAGCCAGCAGGTGTTGGTGAAGATGGCTTTAGGTTAGATGCCCCTGTAATTGGTGAAGAGCACATCCAAAACAAAGACACAGCGACTCAAAGCGCAGCTAAAGCAGCGGATAGGCTCGCTTTTGAAAATCTCAGTGATGCAGAAATCAAGCAGGCTAAGAAGAAAAAGCTAGCTCCATTTGGGGGCGCTTTGGTCGCTCACACACACCTCAAAAATGTTGAGCACGACACCCGCATTGCGCCTAAGGGAGAAACTATTGAGCTAGACAACGCGATTGCTAAGCAAGTCGCGGAAGGCTCGCGCAAAGGCAAAGTGTTGGACTCGCTCGATTTACGCATGGTTGTAGCACAGCGTTTGGGTAGGCCGCTGCGTCCTAACGAAATTGATTGGCTGAATGGCCAAAGTATTGCTGAAGCGGAAGTGTCAGCGGTTGTTGAACAGTTGCACCTAGGAATTGTGGAGACTCCAGTGCTGAAGATAGCGAGATAGCATGAAAATAACAAAGCTTAGCCATGTGTTTGAAGTACTGGGAGTTAAGCAAGCCCAAGTAGTAAAAGCATTAGCCGCTAAAGGGCTGAAATTTAGCAAAGCTAGTTTAAGCCGTGTAGCAACACAAGCCGACTGGCCAAAAACCTGTGATAGCAAAGCGATTAAAGCAGCCATTGCAGAGTATTTAAAAGAACTCGGTGCAACCAGCGAGCAACTAACCGATTTGTTTACCTGGTATGAGCCAAACAAAAACGCACAACCCGAAGTTGAATATGAAGATCCGGAGCCTGAAATGCTAACAGCTAACGCAAAGAAGTTTTTTAAACTACGTCGTGACCCGTTTGAAAACGAGATAACGAGCGAGGGTGACCTATTTTTGGTTGATGCCCACCATGTAATTTTAGAAGACATGCTAACGGCCGCGAACGCTGGCAGCATGATTGCACTCTATGGTGAGTGTGGAAGCGGTAAAACGATTATTCGTCGCACCTTTATACACCAAGTGCAACAAGATCATCCTGATGTGATTTTGATCCAACCTGCACGATTAGACCGCCGCAAAATAACCGCAGAGTCTATCTCTACCGCTATTTGTAGAGCGCTACAAATCAAGCATAAACCAAGTGCTGAAGAGCGTGATGCAGCAATAGAAGAGGCATTGATTGAAAGCGCCAACAACGGCCATTTACACCTAATGGTAATTGATGAGGCACACGATTTAAGCGCTGATGTGATCAAGCTACTCAAGCGCATTTGGGAGTTAACGCACGGGTTTAGGCGTGTGATGGGGATTGTACTGATTGGCCAGTCGGAGCTTGCCAAAAAGTTAAGCGGCCAGCACGTTCGTGAGTTTAGCTGGCGCTGCAATCAAATAAAGATGCAGCCGCTAGGGATTTATGTTCCCGAGTATATTCGCCATAAGCTATCTCGCGTTGGTGTAGATGCTGACAAGATCTTTACTGAGGATGCCCTTAGCGCGATTCGCGGCAAGTGCATGGGGCGCATTCGCCACGGCATCGCTTTGGATGATGCCGAGCTAGATCGCTCTTACCCACTCAATGTGAACACTTGGCTTGCTAAAGCCATGAATGCCGCCGCTCAAATTGGTGAGCAGCAGATCACAGAATCATTAGTTTTAAAGGTATAGCCATGAGTCAACAGGTAGAAATTACACTCACTGGCGTCGCGAACGTCAAGATCACAAAGCACGTCACGTTACCCAAAGCTGAAGCCGACAAACTGCTGGCTGACGACAGCAAAATGCAAGAAATGCTGACACGGCACAATTCAGTTGAGGTTAAAGATTGGGGCCACGTATTCGGACAAAAGCTACGCGAATTTGCTATTGCCGCGCCCGAGCCTGGCTTCGCATGTGCAAATCATCATTGTGGTTGGGTAGGCAATGAAAGTGACAAAGCCGCTGTGTATGTAGGCGACCAGCTATCGAGCGCATGCCCTAAATGCCATTCGGTAAAGTTTTATAAAGTTCAGCAGGTGGTGCCTCGTGGATAAGCGCATTTTAGACAAGATCAAAAAGTGTTTAGCGTTGGCTAAGTCTGCAACTAACGAGAATGAAGCCGCAGCAGCTATGCGCTCAGCGCAAGCGCTAATGGAGAAACACCGCATTAGTGCTGAAGATGTGGGCTTTTCTGATATAGACGAGCGCCGAACAACGTGTGGCGCTAACCGGTTGGTTAAGTATCAAGCCATGTTTATTAACCTGATTGAACGTGCATTTGGTGTGGATGCATTTATAAACCAAAACTTTTGTGCAAGTAGTGATATTCACTTTATTGGTATCGCCCCGCAGCCTGAGCTGGCTAGCTACTGCTGGGATGTTATGTGGGCAAAGCTAAAAGCGGATCGGACAGCTTATGTTAAGCAGCAATCAAACCGCTGCAAACGCAGTACCAAAATAGCCAGAGGTGATCGATTTGCTGAAGGTTGGGTAATCGCTGTTCACCAGCAAGTTACCCAGTTTGCCCGTACAGACAACGAGAACCAACTCATTGAAGCATATAAGGTACGTCATTACCCAGACCTAGCACGGAGCAACGGCACAGCACGTGGCAAAAAAGCTAACGTCGGCAATGCGATAAGCGACGGGTTTAGGGCAGGAAAAGAGCACTCTATACACCGCCCAGTAAGTGGCGAATCTCAACGTAAACTAACGCAGTAAGGTGAAGAAGTGATGGAACAAGAGTTTTATATAAATCGAAGTGGTTACAAGGTCCCAGCAGATAAAGTGAGCGACAACGACAAGGTGCAAAATGCGTTGGTGTTAGAACTGGTGCAGCGCGCAAAGCAACTGAACGCAGAACATGAACACTTCAAACGTGGTGTGTACTCGCAAGTAAACGACTTTATTGCGGAGATGGCTCATAACTACAACGTTGAGATTGGCGGAGCCAAAGGCAATATCACGCTAACCTCGTATGATGGCAAAAGCCGTGTAAAGGTTGGTGTTGCTGACGACATTAGCTTTGGCCCTGAGATTCTGATAGCAAAAGAACTGTTCTTAGGTGTGGTAAATGGGTTGCTGGAAAAGCTAGACGATGAAGCGCAGCTAATTAAAGACATCGTAATGAACGCGTTTGAAACCGACAAAGAGGGCCAATACAGCAAAGCTAAGATCATGGAGCTGCGCAGTAAATACCGTTACAGCCACAAGTCGGACGATTGGGCCGCTGGTATGGAGGCAATAGATGATGCGTTTATTTTTGGCTCAACAAAAACGTACGTGCGATTTTACGAGCGTAACGAGCTGGGTGCATGGATTCAAATCCCATTGGTTAGTAAATCTCTATAAAGGTGGCGTTATGTATTTATCAAAATCTAGATACATTCAACTCATTCATATTGGTAAAGGTCAATTAGGTTGGGACGATGAGCTTTATCGCCAAGTATTAACTGGTCTGACTAAAAAAAGCAGTTGTAAGGATATGAATGCAGGGGAGCTTAAAAAGGTCTTGGATCACATGAAAGACAAGGGCTTTAAAGTCGAGGCTAAAAAGCACGGTGGTAAAAACTCGCCGATCACACGTAACAAAGAGCCAGAAGACAAAACCTCGCTGGATAAACTGCGTCAGGTGTGGATTGCCATGAGTCATCGCGGCTATTTACGCGATGGCTCGGAAGCCGCGCTACTCAATTGGAGTAAAGCTCAGGCAAAACGCATGAATAAGAATGTGGTTATTGAGCGTTTGGAGTGGCTACGCGCACCAATGGTTCATGCACTGATTGAGCAGTTAAAAAGCTGGTATGCGCGTTGTATGGCCGAACAACTCAAAGAACTGGTTAATGTTTTACAAGGGTTAAAACTCAGTAGCGCACACCAAATTGAAGCAACCAAAACTGTTTACGAGCTGGGAGATTTTAAAAAGTGCAGTGTTGAGCAGCTAGAGGCCGCAATTGCGTTTATTGGAGTTATGTCTGATCGATATTCGGAGGCGTCTAAAAATGGCTGAAGAATACGGCAAAGTTACCGAACGCGGCGATGGCATGTTGCTCACTATATTTGAGCTGGTCATGCGTGGAGTTAGTGAAACCGTTGATGAACAATCGGCGCTAGATATAGGGCGAAAGGTTGTTGATTCAATCCGCCATACATTTGGCGGTGAGGTTGTATATGTCTGCAAAGGCCGTTCAATCGACGCAATCATGATGAGTAACAAAGTTTGGGCTGAGTTTAACGGCAATAATCATGTTGAGTTATCAAAAAAGTACGGCTGTTCAGTGCAATGGGTTTATGAAATTGTTCGCACTATGCAAAAGCTAAAGCGCGATGAAATGCAAGGAGATTTGTTTGATGACAGCAAAGGCAACGGCCCACAGGATAAAGGGCCATCAATATGCTGAAACCAGATCACGAAACAACGATAAACACATGGCTGTTATTGCTAGCTCTAATTACAACACTGCTGCTCGGTTTTGAGTTTGGCAAAAGGGTATATATAGAAGAGCAAATGAGTGAGCCAGTGCAAACAGTCAGATTTGGTCGCAACGGCGGCCCATCAATTCCACCGATAGAACCAGAAGCCCCACCTTTATATAAGGTAATTTGGGAGCTAATGAGTGAGGAAGAAAATGAAGAGTAATAATGTAGCACTACAACATATAGCTAGTTATCTAAATGCTCATGGCTGCAAAACCCTAGATGAAGTTGATGGTGCTTTGCAGTTGTTGATTGAAACGGCTAAAGTTACACAGAGCCAGTACAGAAATGGAACTGCTGAGAAAGCGACCTCAGTCCCGTCAATTAATTAAACATGGAGAGAAAAATGGGAATACCTTCAATCGAAGAGGCTATCATGCTATTTGTCATTGGTTCGGTATCAATACTTTTTATTGTGCTGTTCGTAGCTTGGTGTAAGAAAAAGCGATAAAACAAAAAAGCGGCGCAAATTTTTGAGCGCCGCTGATTTTCACAATATCAAACTCATTTTAAAATAGGCTCTCACTCTATCCCGAACTCTCCCACATATTCCCGCAGTTTTCGCACAATTAGCTATAGAGTTTTTGTACATTGGATCAAAACCCGTTGCAGCAATGCGACGGGTTTTTTGCTATGTGAGATTTAAAACACCTCGCGAGATAAACTCGCTCCCACCACACCCTCCGCATGGTAGGAGGTGGCTCACCCGCCGATTTGTGCACACACCCAGTCCAAGACGCTGAAGATAAAACACAAACACCTCGCGAGGTAAACTCGCTCCTACCTTAGTCTCAACATGGTAGGAGACGGTTCATCCGCCGATTTGTG